ATTTAAGTGGAGAGGTGACAACCTTGAAGGTCCTGCTGAGTTTGTTAGTTACCCCAAAGGAAAGAACGATGATATCATGGATGCTGTGTGGATTGCACTACAGAATTCACGACCATGTAAACATGAAAAAGTCGTTGATAAAGGAAAGAAGTTTAAAAAAGTTAAAAAAGTACTTGATTGGATGACCATTTAGGTCGTATATTACCGCCTATGATAAACGCAAAAATGAGCATAGTTGATGAAACGTTACAATTAGTTAATGATTGGAAGAGCAAAGCTGACCCTTGGAGAGCTAAAGTTCGAGAGAACCAGATGTTCAGATTTGGTGAGCAATGGTCTCAAGAACAGAAAGACCAAGCAGCTTCACGAGGTTTGTTAACAGCAGTTGTAAATCGTATACACCCAGCTGTTGAATCTGGTAAAGCCATGATGACAGCACATAGACCCTCCTTTAGAGTAGCCCCAAGAGAAGATTCAGATAACAAAATAGCTCACATTTTAAGTGGGCTTTTAGCTTTTATATTTGATAAGTCCAATGGTATCATGCATACGAGACAAGCTATTGATGATTATTACACAGCAGCTATAGGCTATCTTGTCATAGATTATGATGCCACGCAGGATATGGGTAAGGGTGAAGTCACTCTTTCCACAGAAGACCCCCTTGACGTTATAGTTGATCCCACCTCAAAGAATCGTTTATTCGATGATGCCAATGATATCTTTGTGGTTAAGAGAGTTACCAAATCAGTTGCTAATGCAATTTTTAAAAAACAAGGGAAAAAAGTCAAAGAAGCTAGTGGTGATTCATTTACTCAAGACCCCGGAGCAGATGTTGTTTCAACAACTGGGGATGTGTTCTTTCAGGAACATATTGGGGATGTATCAGATGAAGAGTATGTCCAGCTGATTGATAGATATACAAAAAAGAATATAGTGGAATGTGAGATATTCGAATCCTTCTCAGGTTTAGAGAAAAGAATGAACCTCAAGGAATACGAAGAGTACAAAAAAGAAGAAGTTTGGGCTGTAGGTCAGAATATATTTGAGAATGAAAAAGAAGCAGAACAAGCGGCTCAAGCTGAGAATCAAGCAATGCAACAGCAGTACCTTGATCAAGCAGATCAAGCTGTAGTACAGGGGCTTCGTATTGATGATGTTCCTAAGCCAGAACCAGTACAGCCCGTTCCGTATACAAAGGGACAGCTTGTTGATGGGGGTATAATCCAGAAGCTACAGTTTAATGTAGCCAAACCTTATAAGTATCGTATCTTAGGCCATACTCTGATGAAAGAAGAAGAACTCCCGGGGTACCATTTTCCAATTGTACCTATAATTTCTAATCACAACCGAACTCCTTATCCCACATCTGATGTAGCCTTAGCAAAGGGACTACAGCAGTATATTAACAAAGTAAAAGCAATAACAATTGCTCACTCACAAGCATCAACTAACCTCAAGGTATTGCTACCAGAAGGTTCTGTTGACATGGATGACTTTGAAGAAAAATGGGGAAGACCGAGTGTTGGTATTCAGGTAGACTTCTCTGAAGGAAGTCCCGTAGTAGCCCAGCCAACACCACTTAGTAATGAACTGTTCGCTGGTGAAGCAACAGCCAAGAACGACATTAGTCATCTCCTTGGATTATACGAACTAAGTATGGGAAATGCTTCTAATGCACCTGATACACATAAAGCTACTATTGCAATTGATGAGTTCGGACAAAGAGCTATCAGATCAAAACTACTTGATGTAGAAATAGGACTCACAAGGATAGCTACTGTAGCACTTGCCTATATACAAAAGTATTATACCACTGAGAAGATTTTTAGAGTAATGCAACCCAATAACAGCATGTCAGAATATGTTGTGAATAAAAGGCTTGTAGACGATAAAACAAAAGAGATACAGATAATCAACAATATTACCATCGGAGCATACGATGTTGTCGCTGTGGCAGGAAGTACCTTACCCACAAACCGATACGCTGAATTAGAAATTCACACGGATGCATACGAAAAGGGTATTATTGATCAAGTCGAAGTACTAAAGAAGACTGAAGTTTATGATATGGAAGGTGTCCTGCAAAGGACAGATAAAGTTGGTCAACTTGAAGCTGCTTTAGGTGAATCACAAGAGAAGGTTAAGGAGTTAGAAGGAGACTTGCAAACCAGAGACAGAGAAAGTGTGAACCTTAAGAAGCGTGTAGAAGTTGAGAAGTTTAAAGCCGACCTAGATATGATCAAGAATCGTATGCAAGCTTCAGAATCTCTCTTTGGTGATAGACTGAACGATATCCTATCTCAAATCAAGTCACTTAGTAGTGACACCAAAAAAGATAAGGAAAAAGAATAATGGCACAAGATGATTTAACGGCTGCCTTCGGCACACCCGTAGAGCCAGAACCCGCACAAACAACTGATATTATAGAGGACATAGCAAAATCTGTTATACCTGAGAATATCTTTAGTGCACCTCAATTACCTGCCACAGAGCCAGACGGGACACAGCCAACTGTTACTCCCCAAGCTGAACCTCAAAGTACAGATAATAAAAATGATCAAAAACGATTTGAGTATTGGCAAGCACAAGCTGCGAAGCTCCAAAACCAACTGAACGAAGTAGAACCATATATGCCTATGGTTGCTAAATACAAGGAAACTGGTGTACCTCCAACAGCCGAACCAGCGAAAGTTGAACCGACTAAAGAGTTCCCCCAAGCTCCTGAGCAACCTAAGAAACCATATAGCTTTACTTACACAGAGGCAGAGGACCCAAACAGTGCAACAAGTCAATATCTCAGAGACATGGAAGATTGGCAATCAGGAATGCAGCAATGGACAGTATTAAAAGGTCAGTATGACTCAGCTATCATGAAAGAACAATATGATAAACTGAGTGAACAACTGACTGGGTTCGTTGAAAAACAGAACAAATCTGCTCAAGACCAAAGGGCAGCTACAGAAGCTGCACAATACGTCGAAGCTAATTTCGGAATGGAATCTGACGCTGCACGAGAATTCGTACAGTGGGGTTCTGATCCTGCTAATCTTAAGATGGAAAATTTAGTAAGATTATTCTTAATGGGTAAAGGCGTTAACATGCAACAGACGCAAGGAATACCTCAACCTCCGCAGCAACAGCCAAGCGGTGCTTTTTTACAGAAGTCACAGGCAGCTCAAGCTACTCAGCCGTTGAGTCAGATTCCATCAAATGAAGCTTCAACAACTGAAACTGATATGATAAATGATGTGTTTGCGTATGATAAGGCTGCTAATCCTTTTGGATAAAAATTAGGAGGTAGTTATGGCTATTTCAACACTTCAACATAATTCTACGACCCCTTATGTGGCATCTAGTGGTGTCTCTATTGATAACACTCGTAGATTATTTAACTTTGGAGAAAGGGTTGCAGAACTCGACCCTATCATGTCTCCGTTCTTTACGTATCTGTCAAAGCTACGAAGAGACCCGACTGACGATCCAGTATTTAAGTTCTTAGAGGAACGCCATCAATGGCAAAGACGTAACTTTGAAATGGGTGCGACAGAAACAACTTCTGCTGCTAACGTTCATGGTGCCGCTTTTGAAGCTGGTGATGAAATGTTCTTAACATGTCACTATGATGTTTATGGAAAACTATCAGGTACAACTGATAAAATCTGTGAATTTATAGTTCCCGGACAGGTATTAGCTATAAAAGCTGATTCTGGGATAGTATATCGTATTTTGGTAGATAAAGACTGTACAATAGTAAGAACAGCAAGTGCTTTTGCTACTGCTGAATCAGCACAAGCATGGGCTGATGGTGATAAAGTTATTCACCACGATTCAGCTAATGGACTTACTGGTTTATCTGCTGAAGGTATAACTGTTACTGGTGTGACAATTCCTATTTCTACAGTATTTACTGATGGTAACAAAGGTCAAGTGATTGGTACTGCGTTCCCTGAAGGTGCTGGAACTCCCGTTGGTTGGAGAGATGAACTGTCAGATATCGAAGGATACTGTCAGATATTCAGAACAGCTATGCCAATGATGTCTGGTACTCAGATGTCCACAAGATATCGTGGACGACCTGATGAATGGAAGAGGGTTTGGGCTAAAAAACTGAAAGAACATAAAATGGATTTAGAGCATGCTTCTTTATTCGGTTATGGTAAATCAGCCGTAGATGAATCTGCTAGTTCAGCAGCTCCTGTTCGATACTCATGGGGAATGATTCCTTATGTAGACCTTTATGGGAAAAGTTATAGCTTCAGTTATGCTTCTAGTGGCTACGATGCCTTCTTGGATGCTATGGAAGACTATTTTGCACCTGAAGGTGGGAACAGTGGGAATAAACTTGTATTAGCTTCAAGGAAAGTTATTTCATTCTTGAATAGAATGGGTGACAGTGGTTTCTTGAAGAATACAGTTGGTTCTAGTGCATACAGACTTGATGTACAGAATATTAAGGGTGCTTTCGGGCATGAAGTCACTAAAGTTAGTAATATCTTTGGTAATCTTCACTTTGTTTCTGATCCGTTGCTTCGTGGACCTTGGGAAGACTATGCAGTTTGTGTAGACCTTGCTAACGTTGCGTGGAGACCTCTGATTGGTAATGGCAAAAGTCGAGACACTTTCATTAAAACTAATGTGCAGGACAACGGTTCTGATGGTCGAGTAGACGAGATTCTTACAGAAGCTGGTTTAAAGATTGATCTTGCTGAAACTCATGCAACATTGAAATTTAGTTAAGGAGGTATGTAATGGCTGTAATAGGAATTAAAAGTGGAACTATCACTGATGGAACCACTCATGCTAATGCCTCTGCTTATCAGAGATGGTTAGAAAACAATGAAGGTGGAACTTCGTATCTTTCGACACCAATCATAGACCCATCAGATACTGATGCAGAGATTGTATCTCCCGGAATACCGGGAGCCCTAGTAAATTGAAAGAAAATCGTAGTTGGTTTTAATACGACTACTGCTGGTGCAGCTGTAGCTTCTGACTTTCATATTGATGGAAGTCTTGATGGTAAAAACTGGGTAATGATTGGTTCATCTCTTGATGATGATACAACCCCAGCTTCTACTGGTGTACAGTTGTATACAGTTGATCTGTCATTGTATACTCTTCCTTGGTACAGATTATCATGGAATGACGGTACAGATGATGTTACTACTTGGCAAGGAACGTTCTTTGTTGGTGGATTAGCTGCTGGTGGAAATGTTGGATTAGATGTCTATGCTACTACGAGTAAAATCGGTGGAGTAGGACCTGATCCTTCATAGGAACAAACAAAATGATGGGGTCGCTTCGGCGGTCCCATCTAAACTAAGGGAATTATGGCAATAGCAACACTAGGAGCAAGATTAGCAGACTACACTGGGACAGTGTCGGCTGGTTGCGATCAGAACAACATGTTCACTCAGGCTATCAGGATGATAACAGATAAGCTGCCATCTAGTCTACTTGAAACTGGTTTTACAGCTATTCCAATAGTAGAGAATGCCAATGCAGTTATTGATATTGTATCTGGCAGATTTTTACGTGCTTCACGAGCAGAAGAAGTTTCTGCACAAACTAGACCATGTAGAGTAGTTACACCTGATGATTTTCAATCAATGTCATCTACTGCTTCTATCTTTAGAGCTAGTGCTTTGAATCCAATAGTAACGGTATATAGACGAACTACTGCAAATAGGCAGGTACAAGTTTATCCTATTCCAATTGTTACTGGTGAAGCCTATATTTATGTATTCCCATATCTGGTAGACACAGGCGCAGGTACATCTGATCTATTAGGTCATGCTGATGGCTTAATAGTAGATAATACCACTACACCAACAATATACTTTCCAGATGAAGCTTACGAATTAGTGATACTCACAGCAGCATTACTTATAAAACAATATCAACTTGCTGAACTTACACATGACGAAGAGGACACTGAAATTGTAGCTACTATGCAAAGTGAAATAGAAATGATAGTAGGTTTAATAGCAAACGAAGAATCAAGGTTAGGACTTAGAGATGACGTGTAAACAACTACATGATTTAATATTAGTACATCACCCATTTTTAGGTGAGACAGAATTTCTAGTATACTATAATATGGCTGCTAGAAATTTTGCTTATGATACAAAATTACTAAAAAGAAAAAGTAATGATATAACTTCTGTTGCATCTCAACTAGAATATAATGACACAGAGATAACTACTCCTTTATGGTCAGATATCATTACTATTCATGAGATAACATTTAATAGTAAAACTATAAGTCGCATTATAGGACAGAAACCACGTATAGGTGTTTATGATAACCTAAAAACTGATGAACACTATTGGTGGGTTGAAAATGATAAATTAAATATTGTTAAAGGTGGTTCACCCACCACATATAATACTGCTAGTAAAACATTTAATTTATATGTCACTTACCATCCAACAGATTTAACAGCTGCGACACTTTTAACAGCATCACCACCGTTTGATGCAAGATTTCATGATGCTTTGATGTATCATATTATAGCACAGGTGTATATAGACCCAAGGAACTTTGATATAGAGAAGTCTGCCTTTTTTGATATGAAATATAATATGATATTAAAAGCAGCTAAAAAAGAATCAAGGATGAAAAAATATAACGCAGGTTATATAGTTCATAGTACATTTTAAATAACTAATAAGGAGGTATCTAATGGCTTTAACAAATCAACATTATGATGCAATGACAAACAAAATATTGAACATAGATACCGCTGCTGGCTGGAATGAAGTAGGTACTGCTGGGACAGATAATGGAGTTCCCAAAGCAAACTTCTCAGGGAATGTCACAGATAATGCTGTTCAAATAGAAATAGCTGCTGGTTATAGATCAGTTATTTTACAGTGTGAAGATGAAATTATGTATTCATGGTCTACGAGTGCCTCTGGGCAGATATCAGAGAGTATAGCTCTATTTTTAAATACAGGTAAAACTGGAAATGCAGAGATAAAAGTTCCAAGGGGAGAGGCGGCTACAAGTACTGCCAGTATGTATCTAATATTAGTTGGTTCAATAAGTGCCCTCGCTTTTCCCGTAACATATAGATTGGTGAAAGGATAATAACATGGCAATTATAACAACCGCAGGTGGAGTCACACAATCAGAGGCTCAAGCAGTAACTGCTGATACACAAGCCCTATGGCAACAGGGGATGATAATGGCTCCTAAGAAAAGTATCGAAGCTATACATTTAGAGTTACCCAGTATTTATAGGACAGTGCTTTTAAAAGTACCTTATGGTGGTGGAATAGAATTTAATTTCTCAGCTACTAAAGCAGCAGTTACTCATGTTAACTGTACTCTGGGAACAATTGTAAACGCTGAAACTCAAGTGATTTCGACGGCTGGAAGTATAACTCGATCTGCCAGTGCAGTTGGAACAGTGACTGTTACTTCAACAGATGGAGCTGGTGGAGCTACAGTTTCAGCAGATGTAGACTTATTCAGTAGTGAAGGGGTATGTTTTCTACATAAGAATACAGAATTTACTCTTGCTTATTTCCTTTCAGCAACAGGTGTCCAAATTACTGTTGACACGCCCGCAGCTGGTGCAGGAGAGGTCTCGACCATCCCAATTTCAGCAACTGGTACGTTTGGTAATGGAGCAGTCTATAACAATGGTGATTTTTCAGTTCCAACTACACTAGATTATGGAGGATGGACTGAAGTCAGACTTCCTCGTGGATTAGTTGCATCTGATGCTCCTTTGTATATGCACATACAAGCGACAGTTGAAGCAACTGTTCCGATGTATATTATAAAAGGTTAAGGGGTATAAAATGATAGGCAATAGTCAACAATCAAAAAATCAGGTAATAGATAATGGTGGTACTTACACCTCTATGGCTGGTGATTTTAAAGCCACTGTAAATAGTGGAGCTAAAACAATAACAATAACAGGTCTTTCTTTTACTCTATTAGCTCGACATGTAGCATCTGGAAGGATTGAAATAGAAGATACTAATGGTTCTTTCTATGATATGCCTATTAAGGATGTTACGGTATCCAGTGGAGTAATAACTTTCACAAGTCTTAGGGAAGACTTTCTTTCCACAGAAACAGCACATGTAACTCTGGTTGGTCCAGTACTTAGGTCTGATAAAGATACTAACGAAACAAGGGTGAAAATATCAAACCCTGATCATACTAGGGCTACAACCTCAATACCAGTATTATCAGCTGCTCAGACAATGACAACTTCATTTCTAGATGTAGGTTCTGAGATACCATGTAGTGGATATAAATACGCTTACTTCTACATGACAAGTAGTATCAATACATCTGATGATGTCAGAATTAAGATACTTGCTAAACATGAAAGTGCGGGGTCCGAGGAATGTCCTCTTGATGATGGTTTTGTAACTATATCTGGTACAACTGTAACAGCTCCTTCTACAGCAGCTATTCCTTACTTTGAACAGTCTGAGGATGTCGATGCTGATTGGGTTATAAAGGTTGAACTTAATAACTGCGTTCCCTATCTCCAATGTCAAGCTTCAGTCGGGACATTAAATACTGCTGCTACAATAGATACACTTGACGTAGTTCTAGGATACTAAAATGCAGGTATCCTTAAGGGACTTATCTGCTGGACTCCTTGCCTCAATGGGCAAGTTTGGCAACATTAAGACTGTCCATAAGTTTGGTGCTGCTCCAAGTGGATTACAAGCTACTTCTACAGATATCTGGGACAGAGCTGATGCCTCACCAACACAACAGATACATGTAGCACCAACTCAGGCAAGACGACACCAATTACTTTCTACATCTGATGCAGATAGTGACACAGGTGGAACTGTTGCTCAGGGTGCTGGTGCAAGGACTGTACAAATCTACGGTCTTGCTAATGATTGGGATACTAAAGAGTCCTCTGAGATAGTTACAATGGATGGTACTGCTACTGGTGGTAATGCTGTATGGACTACAGGGACTTATGTATTCGTCCATCGTATTAAAGTCCTAACAGCAGGTGCTACAGTTGGTGGGAATGTAGGAACGATTACAGCTATTGCTGAAACTGATGGATCAATCTCAGCTTCAATTTTAGCAGGTAATGGTCAAACCGAGATGGCTATTTATGCCGTACCAAGTACACAGAGTTTCTATTTAACCAGATGGAGATGTAATATAGATAAATCTACTGGGTCAGTTGCATCGTGTGCTTTTGAACTACGAGTAAATTCAGCACCAGATGTAAATTTAACATTGTTTCTTCGTAAACATGACATAAGTGTGCAATCAACAGGTACAAATATGTTTGAATCAGACTTCGACATTCCAATTTGTTTTGCTGGACCATGTATAATTAAGGTACAAGGTATTGCGAGTGCGGCAGACCTCGATGGTGAAGCATCATTCGATGGATATTTAATAGATAATTAAGGAGGCTTTATGCCAATAGGAAAACTTAAGATTAAGAAATTTGTAGAACCAACACCAACTAGTGAACGATCAATGTTGATCTATGAACTGTTGAAAACTAAAAGCCCACAAGAAATAAGACTACACGATGGCTATAGAACGTCCGAGGTTATGGCTGTAACGAAGGAAGTTGCTAGATTGGAGCTAGAGGTCCAACAGAAGCTTTCAGGAGCTTATATCGTCTCTGAGGCGGTTATAGAGGTTAATGCTGAGACAGGTGAAGAAACTGTTGTATCAGATGTAGAATATTACAAACCCACTACTGAGTATCAGATGAAGATAAGTTTAGACAGTGACATCCTTGATATTGCTACAGTAGTAGCGGATACACGTAAGTGGTCCGATGGTGATCCTGATAATAGTCCTACATGGAACGTATTTAAAAATAGCTTTGTAGAGTAGGTAAATGACTGACTATAGTAACCAAGCAATAATTGATGTAATATTTGATCCACAGCTGTCAAAGAAGACTGTTGC